GTTGTGGCGAGCGCCTCCAACTCTACGTTGATGTCGTTAATCTGTCGCTGTAGGTCTGCGTCGCCCTCAACCTGACTGCCGTACAGGAAGTAATTGGCGTCGTGCTGGTTGTGGACCTCCTCGATTGAGGTAATCCCTGCGTCGATTCCCAGCATGGGCTGTGAGCCCTCGGTGACCACGTCGCTGGTGAATATCGGCCTCCAGAAGCCATTACCCTCTTGTGTAATCTCTCGGCAGAGCGCAATGTTACGCATGGTTGCGTCTGAGTCATCGAGAACAATGTTGTCGCCGATAACGGAGTCAATACCACCCTTGCCGGTCATTGACACCCAGCCCTGCTGGTCGTTTACGTAGACGTAAAGTTCCATGGTCCGGGCGGTGTCACACCAGAGGTCACCGACCGACGGGTCGTCTGGTCGGTTATCTGATACCTCTACAACGCTAACCTGATACCACTCGCCATCCATCCTGCCGTATACGTGGCCGTCAACGGGCGCGTCCTCGATGAAGTTCTGCGAGCCGATCTTTACAATCGATCCGTTTTGCAGTCGGGTCCACAGGTGCCCGGCATCATGGTTCAGCTTCAACTCCGCAAAAGAGAGGTCCTCGACAGTGGGCGGGAACTCAGAGTCAGGGCCTGAGTTGATCTGTATGTAGGTCGTGTTGCCGTCAATGTGCGCGAGGTGCCAGTCGTCCGGCGCGGCCTCCTGAAAGTATCCGAACAGGAATTCAAGCGCGGACTGCACGTTCTGATCATCGAGCGGCGTGAGTGCCGGCTCAAGGTGAACCTGCGGCGCACTTACCTCGTGCGGGTTGTCGGTGTTGTAAAGGTGATCCCAGAGCGTGTTGAACGCTACCGCGTTAAAGGTGCCGGCAATCGTGCCACCGTTACTGAATGGCAGTGGCGAGGGCGCCGTGCCGTTGTACACGTTGTTGAATAACGTAGCGGTCGGCTTGCGGTCGATGATCGTGTTGGCCTGATACGTGCCAAAGCCGGCCTCACGGTTACCCTGCTCGTCCGTTGCTGAGTAGAACACCGTGTCTCCGTCAGTGAACGCACGGCCGAATGACGTGTATCCCTTGTCTGTACCGTTAAGCCTGAAGCCTGTGGGAATAACGGAGAAGCCCTCCATTACCCAGTTGCTGGCTTTAGCGTTTTCAAATGTCATACTACGAGGCCCTCGTATTGCACGCGCAGTGCTGGTCCTGACCAGCGTTGCACCTGATCCTCCATGGTGATGTCGATTAGCGACTCGGCGAATCTGTTCTTGTATGTCTCGTACGCCATGCCGTCCTTAGCGAACGCGGCAATCTCCGTGCAGAGACCAAATATGTAGGCGTCCGGGTTCTTCTCCGTCAGCCAGTTGCTGTCCGTGTCATTCTCAAGCGCGGGCAGTCTCTGGTAGTAAACGATCTCCAGCACCTCGTTGTCGGTGGGTGGCGCTATCTGAATCTGTTGCGCGATGATCGTGTAGTAGTTGTGGCGACTGTGTCGCTCTGGTGGCCGCGACAACTTATTCATTTCCTCTGGCGCCAGATAGGTGAGGGTACGACCGAACTGTTGGCCGCTCTTCAGTATCTCGACGTCACGGGCACCGCCCCAGTCGCATGGCAGTGCGTAGTACTCCTGACCGCGCTCAAGCCATAGCTGTGCTCGCACGGCCTGATCGCCAGTCCGCAGGGCGTTATTGATCTTGCCCTCCACAACCTTCACGAACGAGGGTATTGTCGAGACGAGTTCCTCGTCGTACCTGTCCGTGTAAGCCTGAGCGGCGTTAATGATTTCCCTGAAGTTCATTTGCTCCCCGCTTCACATTGCTTGGTGTCGGTTGTGCGCTTACTGATCACGCTCCACTTCTTAGCCTTACCGCCCTTGCAGGGCTCCTTCTCCGGGCACACGACCCACCATGGGTACTCCATGTTTGGAGGCTGTCCCCACTCGTACTTGAAGTCGCCGAACGGGTAGTCTGCAAATATCAGTTTGCCGATCATGGTCCTATGTACCCGCAGTCAACGCTGTTGGGGGTTACCTGCTCGTATGATCCGCCAGCACCGTCTGCGTAGGTGATGACCAGATCAAAGTTGTCGCAACGCCTGCCCAACTCAGTGCCGGCAGAAGGCGGAGGCGGACCCGGAGGTGTGCCGGCGTCCCTAACCTTGTCACGGTCAATGAACGGGCCCTGCGTGAACGCACGCACTCCTGCTCCCTTGGTGCCAACGACACCGAGGTTGCGGGAGCGCATCATCATTAAGTTGTGTCGTTTCTTAGCCATCAGAGGTTGAAGTTCTCGTTGTACATAAAGATGGCAATCTCGGGCTCCTTGATGAACTTCGCCAACAGCTTCTGCTGTGTCTCGCTGTCAGCGGTCAGGATGCCCTTGTACTTGCCCTTGAATGACTTGCCGATATCGGCCATGTAGAGGTACTCGGTGGGAATCTCACCGACTGATCGCATGTCTGAGATGGTCTTGGTGCCACCTGCCTTGCGAATGCGCTTGGCCTTCTCTGCCAGTTCGGTGTGGTTTGCCGCGTAGCGGCGGATATACATCTTGTCCTCGTGCGGCTGGTACTTCCACTCGAAGCCCGTACCCTCTGGGGTTATGTAGTTAAAGTCGCTCACATCGTCCCCCTTGGTATTACACCGCAACCGCCGGAGAATCCTCCAGAGGTGCCGGGGCCAGATGCTCTGCTCTTGCCGCGTCCAACGCCGGGTGCGACGCCGCCCATTGATGGCATTCCCATTGATGGCATTGGGCCGCAGGCCGCCGGGTTCATGGGCCCGCAGGCCGGCATCTGAAACCCACCGCCAACCTGTGGCATACCTGTATTAACGCCGTTAGTTCCACCGCCAATGGGTCTGCCCGTTGGGGCGTTGCCGTTTGGAATCATTGACAGGTCGGGGGAGTTTGTACCCGGACGGTTGATTGGCCCGATTGGTTGCTGTGGGTTTACTTGGTTCTGTGCAGATGAAAGAACCCCGCTAACCGGGCCGTAGTTCTTGGCCTGAGGTGCCTGCTCAAGTACTGCTGGCTGTTGATATTGTTGTGCGGGTCCGAACATCGGCATCCCGCCAAAGCCGCCGAACGGGCTATTAAAGCCGCCGCCGAATGGCATTGTCATAGGCTGTGGGCCTGTCTGTCCGCTAGGCATAATTCTGTCCTTGTAGGGAATAGGCCGCCCCGAAGGGCGGCCGATTGGTTTAGGCTACTGCGTCGGCATTAGGATCAATGTTGATGATCATGCCGTGGGCTTTTTCCGTATGCACCCGGACGCCCCAGTCCACGGAAATTTGTCGCTTCTCCGCCAGACCAGTTTTTGCCAAGGTGTCTGTGCGATACCCTTCGAGGTACGACAGAGATACGTACTCAGGATCGAGCAGGAACGCGTAGTGCGAACCAGTGCCGTCACCCACCGCGTCGGGCATCAAGCGGTTCGGTACCAGCTTCAGCGTACCGAAGTCACCTACGATGACGTTCACGCTAGAGAGGGCGGTTGCCTTCTTGTTAGCGGGAGCGCCCTGATCGCTTACGAGGTTAGCAACGCGTGCCTCGTTGTCGAACAGGTAGGTTGACAGCTTGCTGATTACCGCAGGCGTTGACATGAATACGGTGGGATCACCACCCTGCATGTAAACGTCCATCTGGCAATCTTTGATGCCTTGGAACGACAGAGCCGTACCGGCGCCCATGGTGGCCTCTTCGGTCAGGCCAGTGCTGTAGTTATAACCACCAGCAGAGGCTGTACCGTCAGAGCCGTCAGCGTTGCGGACTGATGTCTCAATCCAAGTAGCCAACGTACCAGTCTTAGTGGCGTTGGAGATGGCGTTGCCGATCAGGTGATCGTCGGTGCCAGAACCAGAGCCAGCGTCAGACGCTTGGTTCCACAGCGCGATTGCTTCCACGTCGCGACGGATTTCTTGGTTAGCGCGAGTCAGCCTATAGGCCAATTCTTTTGCGCGCCCGATTGTATCCGAAGCGTCTGCGCGGTACGAAACAGCCAGTACCTTGTCAGAGATTTGCGAGTGGTTACCAACTCGGCCGCCAGAGATTTCCTCGGGCGCACCGGCGTCAGCACCGTCAGCGACGAAGTTATCCAACTGAGGCTTGTTGAGTTCATCAACTACCCAGTCAAATCGCTCGTTCTTGTGACGAGTTGAGCCGACCATGTCGGTAAAGGGCAGGGGAATCTTCGAGATGTCGAAGATTTTCTGCATTACGTCCTCGTTGATCAGTCCGCCTGTCTCGACTGACTTGAGGTTGAAGGCGTCTAAGTTGCCAAACGCCGGGGCATTGGTGGTATCACCCATGACTTACTCTCCCATTAAGAGAGCGGCTACTGCATCCGCTTGGGCGTCTCTTTTGTTTGCGCCTTTGGCGGCTTTCGCACGCTCTACCAGTTTATTAACTCTGCTGGTTTTCTTACCAACAAAGCGACCGTTGGAGGCTCGTTGCATGCGCGGTGGTTTCTTCGTCTTTTTCTGTGCGACGGTCTGACCCT